TTATCAATCCGTACTCCAAATCGCCTTGATAGAACGCTTGCTCAAACTTTCTCTCATTGCCCTCTTCATCAACAGTAACGACTTTTTCGGTGGCGTATTTCTCGCCCTTGTCCTTATCCCACCACGATAACCAAAAACAGTTACCGCACAATTCATTCCACTGTATTGCGGTATTTTTCTTGGTGTCAAAATCGCTTGAAGTCTGCAAATACTGCAATATCGTAGTTGATGTTTCAGCCTTTGCGTAGTCCTCTAACTCGTTCGTTCGTGGATTTACTTTCATTCGATAGTTAATCTTTTTCAGATTGGCAATTCGCGTATCTATTAACGGTGCAATCTGATTAAACGTTTCACGTTCCAACCAATCGTATACAGGCTCCAACTGTTCGATTTCGCGACTGTATGGGTTAAAATCGCAATACTGATTACCGACTAAAAAATTAGCGTTTAAATGCCATTGCGTTTCCAATGCTGAACGTGCTGAACGGCGTTTCTCTAATTCTTCGTGAATATTTGCGATAATATCTTCCTTGTACAGCTGATTTCCATCGTCGTCGGTGTCAATTACTCTGTCAACTTCTTCATCGTCTGCACTTTCACTGTTAGGTGGTGAAAACATACTCTTAACGCTCGCCTTTATGCCCTGCAATACAGGTGAATATCTTAAATTCATTATTCATCACCCACCTTTGCGTCGTTCTTACGCCACCTATTCAAAACGGCTTTATGCCTGCTGATAGGTTGCTTTGGCTCATCGGCTTTGATGTTGTTGTATTCGGTCATATTTCTGCACATCAACCTGTTATACAGGTCTTTGCGTTCGATATGTTGTACTATCGTCATTCCTACTATGGTTAATGTTTGAATAGCTGTAACGCATAGCAGAAACCCTGTTACATTCATAGCCACTCCCCCTTAACTAACTTGCAAAATACTCTCAATCAATGTTTCTTTGTCGGCGTTTGCGTTGATACCCATTTCTTTGGCGATTTTCTTTAAATCGTTGTATTTAACATTGTCCAAATACTCCTTTGTGTACGGAATAGGGTATTCTTCTGCGTTGTTATCCTCTGTTTCAACTGTTTCTTCCGCGTTTTTAACTGTTTTCTCTATTCCGCCGTGGAAAAATAGCGGTGGCGGTGGTACTGATACCGTCTTTTTTTCTACTGACGGGTCGTATTCCGCAACAGCTTTAATTGCTTTTTTCAAACATTCTTCACAGATAATGACACTGTTACCGAATTCGTTTGTATTTGTCAGTGAATATGTATCGGTATTTTTGCACCCTCTGACTTCGCATTTTTTCTTTATCTTCTTGATTTTCATTAGAAATAGCTCCTCCTTTTTTCTAATCTGCCTTTTAATGCTTTCTCTCTGTACTTCTGTATCGCCGTCTTTTCCTCTTTCGGAGGCTTTGACGGTGATGTAAATTGCAACACGAAATATCGCAATGCGTCAGGTAAATGTGTTATATCGTGTGGTTCTGTCGCACAATCCGTTGGATGTTTCGTATCGCGTTGTAACGATGTTAAACAGTCGATTAATTCAATGCAATTATCAAATATCATCAATCGGCTACTGCCGTTTTTGACCTGTAATAAATCTTTGACCGCCAACCAACCTGCTTCACGGTTATTTGAACTTTTCAGCAGTGGTAAACCGCCCTCACGGAACAAATCCGCTTTGGTCTTACCGCTTTCTTGTGTTCTACCCCACATATCAGGCGGAGCGGCGGTATATTCTATTCGTTCGTCAATCGGTGTCAGATTGACTATTTCCTCCGCACCGACTGAAATAACTTTGTTGCTTTCGGCATACTCACGGTAAACGTAGTAGTTACCGCGTTCATCAATAGCCACCCATACACACGCTAAACAGTCTAAACCGTAGTCCATTCCGCGATATTTACGCCAATGTTCAGGAATTTGAAACGGTTTAACAATATGTATTGACCTGTCAAATTCATCAAAATAGCGCCCTTCAAGCAAATCCCAACTACCGTCACGCCACGCCTCACGCAGTCCGTCGGGCAGATTATTTAACATATCCACATAGCCTGTATCTGTTTCTAATAGCACCGCATTATCAAACACTGTCGCAGGAATAAACATATAGTCGTTAGGATTTTCTGCATTCCTGTATTTTCGTGATACAAACAGACGTTTTACCCATTCGTGACCGACACCGCCGGGGTTACACGTCAGATACATGCGTTTAGGAAACGAATTAGCACCTCTGATACACGCTGTCAGTGTTGAATATTGATATTCAGTGAATTGCGTAGCCTCGTCCATAAAAATGACATCGTATTCGATACCCTGATATTGATTGACGTCACTCTCACTGTCGCAATATCCCATTTCCAACAGCGAACCGTTATTGAAATAGAAACACTTTTCCTGTTTGCTATATCTCGCTATACCTTTCAATAGCGGCTCTAACTCGCGAACGTGATTACGCTCCAAGTCCCTGTATGTCCGTCGCAGAAACAACATTTTGATACCTGCATATCTGATAGCCAATAACACTGCCTTCATTCTGACCGCCCACGACTTGCCCCCGCCTCTCGCTCCGCCGTACATAATCATTCTGTTATGTGCGGTGAAAAACTGTTCCTGTTTCGGATTTGTGCGTGATAGGTCTAATTTCAGACTATTCTGCATATTTCATCACGTCCTGTGGCATTTTAATTTCAATAGTCGTGTTCTCGGTTGATTGACCTTGTGCCAATGCACGCTTATCATACAGAGTGCCGACTGCTGTGCTGATTTCGCTTAACTTGTGCAGTTCCAAAGCCTTTATTTTAGATATCAAGGCTTTTTTCTGCGGCACTGTCATATCTTCGTCGTTGGATACTTCATCTAATAGTCCCTCCAATTCTTGTTGGTACTTCAATGCCGTTTCCATACGCCTGTTAATCAGTTCCGCGCCGTTTTCAATAGCCTTACTCGCCGTTTCAATGAAACCCTCGCGGACTTCTCGCCGTTTTTCTGCATATTCGTCCATATCAGGCGGATGTCGTCGCCACCACGATTTTAACGTGTTTACGGGAATACCCATTTTGCGTGATACTAATTCCCAATTTCCCAATACCGTGTATTCCGCAAATGCTCGCTCGCGGTCGGCGTCTGTATATGTTCTCTGTTTCGCTATGGCTGACACCCCCTTTCATCAATTTAATATTTCCGTCCCCACCGACAATCAGTGAAATATTAACCCACCGTCATCACGACGGTTCTACCTACTATATGTAGTAAATCAAATCTATCCCCCGCACTATTTTCCAATTTTAATATTTTTGCATTTTGTATATATTGCATAAATTATCATAGGAATATATGTACACTTTTCATAAACATATTTAACTTTAGCATAAAAGTATTGACTTTGGCATAAAAGTTTGCTATAATATAGTCAGAAAATAACAAAAGAGGTCAGCTGAAAGGCAAGAGAAAGGAAGATTAAAATGAAAGAGTATTTAGTTTGTAACATAGACGGAAGAGGTCAACTAAGAAAGGCAAGAAGATTGACTGATGAAGAGAAAAAGCAATATGTAAAAGAATTTAGAGATAGAGCTTTTATAGGTATCAGAGGTGAGAGTATAGATTTAAAATATCTTATGTTCGATGAAATTCTTGGGTTTTTAAACAGAGAATCGGACGGACAATTTACCGGTTCATCAGGAAATGTTTATATCATAAATCAAGACGAATGGGACGAATTAGTCCAAATGAATAGTGAAAAAGAAAAAATAGCAAAAAGAAAAGAAATTGAAGAAAATATTGTTTCTTGGGAGCAAATAGTTCAAAGATGTGAGGCTATAAAAGCTGCAGGAAATTTGTATAGCACAAAAGAAGAAGCACAAAAAGCAAAGAAAAAATACAACGATTTCTATAACGAAGGTGAAGACGGCTATGTTCCTCATTTTTGGACAGCAGAAGAATATGAGGATGCAAAAGCAAAATTGAAAGAATTACAGAATGAATTAAGAAATATCAATTAAAAGTGAAATTCCGACGCATTTCGGTGCGTTGGGTGCAACGGCAAAAAAGAAAGGAAGATTGAAATGAAAGAATTAGTAAACATAATAGAGGACGAATTTGGAGTTCTTTTTACGAAGTATGAATTAAGTGTCGCAGGTAAAAAGCTTGTAGAAAAAGTTGAAAAAGAAACAGATTACCACTTCGATAAAGTGGTAAAAGGTACAATCAGATTCATTCCAAATGAACCTGAGGACGACACAAGCCGTTGGATAAAAGTATCCAACGACGGGTTTGTTACAGCCTACCGATGTGGTATCGGTAAAGGTTGTTTCGCTGTCAGAAGTTGGACAGCGAAAAACGTTCAAGATTGGTTGGACGGTAATACGGAAGCCTGTTATGATAGAGCGGTGTGGCTATGATAAAAAAATGTATAATCTGCGGTGGCGAATTTAAAACGTCACCGTCAGCTAAAAAAGTAACCTGTTCAAACGAATGTAGACACAAATACGCAGTTATTCGTTCAACAGGAAGAAAGAAATCAGTCGAAGAAAAGAAAAAAATTTCTGATGCACACAAAGGCAAAGACACATACCAAATCCGGATGTTAGCAATAGAGGCGTCTAAGGCAAGTCCTAAATCGGGCAAATTTGAAACAAATGTCAACGCAATAGATTGGCATATTGTTTCACCTGAAAATGTACATTACCGTTTTCATTCGTTGAATAACTGGTTGCGGTTACACGGCGAAGAACATTTCGGTTGCAAACCTGATACACAGCAGTTTTACAATGTAGTGTCAGGAATGTCCCAAGTGCGAGCTACTATGTTAGGGAAAAGAGCATATCCTGCGACCTACAAAGGTTGGAGGGTTATCATAGATAATTAAAGGAGGAATTTAAAATGCAAAAAATCATCAGAGGAAAAAAATATAATACAGACACTGCAAAGGAGGTTTGTTGCTATTCAAACAACTTACCTTTCGGCGACTTTGATTGGGTACAAGAAACTCTGTATGTAAAACGTACAGGTGAGTATTTCTTGCACGGTAAAGGCGGAGCAAGAAGTAAATACGCTGTACCGGACGGCGATTTTATGGGGGGCGGAAGTGAAATTGTCCCCCTATCCGAAAAAGAGGCTCAAGCTTTCGTCGAAGAAAACGGCGATACGGAAACCTATGAAAAGTTTTTCGGTGAAGCTTCTGAAGGAGAAACACGAACAACTATTATCCTATCCGAAACAGCTAAGAAAAAGCTACAACGTCTTGCCCTCGAAAAGCGTGTATCTATCAGTCAAATCGTGGAAAGACTGATTGAAAACGCATAACAAAAAAAGACGGTTGCCGTTTGGTAACCGTCTTTTTTGGGAATAAATGAAAAAATATAATATCTCTCAAGTGAGCATATATATTATATCACATTTTCTACCGCAAGTCAAAGTGAGTTAAGTTATACCGAAACCGTTTATAGAATTCGCGTTTTAGATTAAATAATCGTTTCGGGTGCAATCCGTATTGCATTTGTATGTAGACGTGATTGACGGAGCTGTCGGTCAGAAATTTATATAGTGCCTGATAGTCCTCTCCTGCGACCTCAAGACACATATTCAGCACTGCCTTATCTTGCTCCGGCAGTCGTCTTGCGTTCACGCACAGAAAATATATCAATCCCTGCGTATTGTAGTTTATTCCTAACCTATCTAATGTTCTTGAAAATCTAAACTCCGTCAATCTCCTGTCCTCCTATTTGCTATACGTTATCTTTCCGTCGTAATAGAATGTCATACCGCATTCTTTTCTTACGACCTCTTTAACCTCTTTCAGCTTGCCGTCCTGCATACCCATTAAAACATCTTTTATTGCCTGTCCTAATTCTGTTATACGTTTCTTCTTCCATTTCAACATTGAATAGAACGTATACAGGATTATAGGTGCATTGTTTTTCATTGCACACGTAACCATTTTAATACGGTCTTGCTCGGCAGTGCTTGTCTTGATTTTTAGTGGGTCAAAATCGTTCATCAGTTTTTCATAATCAAAATCGCACTCATCTTTTAATTCCTCTGCGAGTTTATCAATATCGCGTTCACGGTTATACACAACCCCAATATATCGAATAACTCCCTCTATGTATTGACACACGCGTTTTTGACCCCATTTGCATTTTATACGCAGATACCACGCACCTACTACCACAAGATTGACAACGCCCTCTGTTGTAACTTCGTTTTCAACAATCTTGTACGACTGCAATGCTTTCTTTCTATTGAATTTCTTAATACCACGTTTCTTTGCAATTTCATCAAAATTTTTTAATATTCTTTCTTCTTCGGCGTTTTTTATCACCTGCCTTACGGCTCTGCGTTTTTGTTTTAATTTCTTCGCTATTTTATCTTTCACGCTCTACTCAACCTTTCTTATCCGGTACATACTCCGGACACTTTTCAATTTTTTTTTACCTTCTGCCGACAAGTCGTTTTCGTCTTTAATATTATTAAGACACGATATTACTCTGTCATTCATCGTAACTTGAAAATTTTCGCTTTTCGGTAATAGGCACTCTGTTTCTCCTTTATGGAATACGCATTTTTTGCAGTTACAAATCATTTTAATTCTCCTTTCCATCTTCTTTTATAACTATATTAAGTTGTCGTCCTAACCATTTTAATCCGTTTGTAGTTAACCAATAACAAGTATGGTTGTCACACTTCTGTACATTTATAATATCTTTCGGATGCGTTTTTCAACTTTTTTTCAAAAAAAATGATACGTTTTTTTAATATGCTTTTTCTCTTAATCCACTTTATCAAATTCATTTTTGTTCCTCACTTTCTTTATCACAAAATCACTTCTTTGCTATCTTCCCATATCTCTGCCTTTTCAGCCACTAACGGAGCAAGTCCCGC